TATAAAAACAGTTGCCGATAATATTAATAAATATTTAAACAAAGCGTTTGAAAAATTTGCAGGATTTTTAGATGATGTTAGAAAAAAGTATAAAGAATTTAAAGAGTTTGTATTTGGCAAACCAATTCAATTAGAAGTAATTCCACCAAAAACAAAAGCTGTTGTAGAAGAAACAACAAAAGTACCAGCAGAATTGTCAGCTACACAAAAAACAGTTCAAGCATTACAAGTTGCCGCATTTGATTTAAAAGCACAATTTAAAGATATTTATTCTGTAATTGCACAAGGAATGGTTAGTGGAATTAAAGATGTTTCTAAAGCATTAGCTGAATCAATAGTTCTTGGTAAATCTTTACAAGCATCATTTGCAGATATAGCTAGAAATTTATTAATTAAAATTATTGCTGGTTTAATAGAAGAACAATTAGCTAAACTTGCTTTATTAGCTTTAGATGAAATTGCAGTTTTATTAGGATTAAAAAGATTAGCTATTGAAAAAGAAATTACTAAAGAGAAAAGAAAACAAATTGGTGATGGAGTAACTGATGCCAACCCAGAAGAAATGGCTAGAAAACAATTAACAAATATCATTGATGAATTATGGACCAAACTTAAAACTTCATTTGATACTATTTTAACTTCAGTATCAGATATATTTACTAATATAGGTTCTTATACTGATGACATATTTAATAATATAGGTAGCAGTATAGGTGATATTTTATCTTCATTAAGTTCTAGCGTTGGAGATATATTCAGTTCAATCGGTGGTTCACTTGGCGATATTATTGGAAGTATGGGTAATATGTTTGGTGGTGGGGGTGGTGGATTTGATTTAGGTTCTATATTTAGTTCTTTTGATTTTGGTTCATTCTTTATGGCAGAGGGTGGAAATGTTAATGCAGGTACAGCTTATACAGTAGGAGAGCGTGGTAGAGAGCTGTTTATACCAAATTCCGATGGTACTATCGTACCGAACCAAGACTTGCAGTCTAAAGCGAATAGCTTCAACTTTACGATTATTGCTACTGATGTTAAAGGTGTTAAAGAATTATTATTAGATAATAGAGCAACTATCGTTAATATTATGAATCAAGCACTTAACAGCAAAGGAAGAAGTAATTTAGTATAATGAGTGGTACATTTCCTTCAACTCCAGCAACTAGAGCAGTATCAGTAAGTTCAAGACAAAATACTATTGTATCAACTACTGTATCTGGCAGACGACAAGCTAGACAAATTGATGGGCAAAGATTTGGATTAGTTTTACAATTTCCAGTTATGACTAGAGCAGAATTTGCACCTATTATGGCTTTTATTATGAAACAAAGATCACAATTAGAATCTTTTACTTTTGTACCAGCAACTATTTCAAGCACTAGAGGTTCAGCTAATACAGTTATATCAGTAGTAGGTTCACATACTGCTGGAGATACTACAATCGCAGTAGATGGAATGGGAAACAATTTAAGTGGTGTTTTAAAAGCTGGTGACTTTGTAAGATTTACTGGTGCTAATAAAGTTTATATGGTTGTAGAAGATTTATCATCTAATGGTTCTGGTGCAGGAACATTAACTATTGAACCACCATTAAGAGCAAACCTATCTGATAATACAGTTTTAATTTATTCTAATGTAGATTTTACAGTAGGACTTACAAACGATATTCAAGAATTTGCAGTAGGCACAGAAAACTATTTCCAATACGAAGTTGATCTTATAGAGGTATTGTAATGCCTAGATCATTAAACGCCAATTTAATTACAGAACTTGCAACAAATAAACTTAATCCAGTAGAACTTGTTTATCTAGGAGTAAGCACAGGAACTTATTATACAGATCATTATAAAAATATTACCTTTGATGGAAACACTTATGTTGCTTCCTCATTATTTTTAGGAAGTTCTGAATCAGCAGAATCTTCAGAAGTATCAGTAAGTAATTTAGTAGTTAAGTTTGGTGGCGCTGAACAAACTATAATCTCTTTATTTCTTAACAATGATTATATGGATAAGAGGGCTTGGGTATATAGAGGTTTTTTAGATGAGAACCAAGCATTAATAAATTATCCATTTTTATTATTTGATGGAAGAATTGAAAATCTAAGTATTGAAGAAGATAATAATAATTCAACTGTATCTATTTCTATCGCATCACATTGGGCAGACTTTGATAAAATCAAAGGAAGAAAAACTAATACCAATTCACAAGCATTACATTTTCCAACCGATGTAGGATTTGATTATGCTTCACAAACTGCAAAGGATATTAAATGGGGCAAAGCATAAATGATCTTTACAAAATTATACATTTATACAGACAGTTCCCAAGATACGATAAAATGAAATATCAAGATTTAGTAAATATGATTTTGCCTTCTTTTAATTTAGAACAATACCAAATTCACCAAGTTAATGGAGAAGTTATTGGATTTACTAATTGGGCGTACCTAAGTGATGAAGTAGAAAAAAGATTTATGACTACTGGTAGATTAAAAACTAATGAATGGAAATCAGGTAATAATATTTGGCATATTGAAACAGTTGCCAAAAGTAATTTAAGAGCAATAATGAATTGGACAAAAGAATATTTTAGAAATGTATTAGAAGTAGACCAACCTTTAAAATGGTTAAGGATAGCTGATGATTCAACTATTTATAGAAGATCTATGAAATTTAAAAGGGAGTTCCATAATGGGCTTTGATCCAGTAACAGCATTTGTTGTTCAACTTGTAGTCACAACAGCAATCTCTTGGGTTTTAAAACCTGATCCACCAAAAAGAAATGTGCAAGGTCAAGAAACAGCACAAGGAATTTTAGTGAATAAGGCGTCTAACAATAGTGCCATTCCAGTAGTTTATGGAAGAAGGCAAGTTGGTATCGCTAGAGTATTTGTTGAATCTTCTGGTTCAGATAATCAATATCTTTATATGGCAGGAGTTCTTTGCGAAGGTGGTGGTAATGGAATTGAATCAGTAGATGAAATTTATGTTAATGATAAACTGGTAGTTTGGTCAGGTGCATTAACTGATGGAACAGTACGAACAGTAAATAGTTCAGATACTAATTTTTATAAAGATGGAAGTTTAATATCAGTTCAGGCATTTTATGGATTAGACAATCAATCAGTTTCATCAATACTAGATGAATCTACTAACTGGGGAAGCAATCATAAATTATCAGGTGTTGCTTATTTAGCTTTTAAATTTACTTGGAATCAAGACGCATTTAGTTCACTGCCAGAAGTTAAAGTAGTTCTTAAAGGTAAAAAAATTTATGATCCTAGATTAGATTCTACAAAGGGTGGTTCTGGTTCACATAGACAAGATACAGCTTCTACTTGGACATATTCACCCAATTCAGCTTTATGTCTTTTGGATTATTTAAGAAATACTAGATATGGAAAAGGTTTGCCAAATTCATCATTTGAAACTAATTATGATTCTTTTAAAACAAGTGCAAATATTTGTGAAACACAAGTTACTCCATATACTACAGCACCCTCAGATATAGATTTATTTGAAACAAATCTAGTTATAGATACAGAACAAAAAGTAATAGACAATGTAAGAGAATTATTAAATCCAATGAGAGCAATATTTACCTACACACAGGGTAAATACTTTTTAATTATTGAAAATACTGGAACATCAGAATTAAGTTTAAATGCAGATAATATAATTGGTGGAATTAAAATATTTGGTGAAAAGAAAAATACTAAATACAATCGTGTTATAGGAACTTTTGTAAATCCTGATAAAGAATGGCAAGAAGATACAATTACATATCCACCTGCTGATGATTCTGGCTTATCAGTAGGAGATCAATATGCAACTTTACTAGCCGAAGATAATGGAACTCAATTAGAAGGTAATTTTACATTTCAAGGAATTACTAATCCATATCAAGCTGAAGAACTTTGTGAAATTATATTAAGAAGATCAAGAAATGCTTTGGCTGTTGAAGTTATGGTAACTTCAGAAGCATTAAATTTAACAATAGGTGATATAGTTGATTTAACTTATTCTACTGGTGGATTTAGTGCTAAACCATTTAGAGTTTATGGATTAAGTATAAATACAGATTCAACAGTTTCATTAAAACTTATAGAGCATCAAGATAATTTCTACACTTGGACTTCTAAAGCAGAAGCACCAACTATTGCTGATACAACACTTCCAAATCCATTTTCTGTATCTGCACCAGCTTCAGTAACTCTTGACGATCAATTAATAGAATACTCAGACGGAGTTGTTATTACTGCTCTTAATGTAACAATCGGTGCTTCATTAGATAACTTCGTGGATTACTACCAAGTTGAATATAAACTAAGTACAGATACAGATTATATTATTCATGGACAAGGAAAAGGATTAACTCAAAGAATATTAAATGTAAAAGACGGATTCGTTTATAATGTAAGAGTAAAAGCATTTAACACATTGGGAGTTGGTTCTACTTATACTTCTGCAACAAGAACTATTATTGGTGGTATCGCTTCACCTGCTGATGTTGAAGATTTTTCTTGTAATATTATTGGAAGTGATGCTCATTTATCTTGGACACAAATTGCAGATTTAGATTTAGCTTACTACGCAATTAGATTCTCTACATTAACAAGTGGTGCATCTTGGTCTAACTCAGTTTCTTTAGTTGAAAAAGTTGCAAGACCAGCAACTAGTATTACAGTTCCTGCAAGAGTGGGTTCTTATTTAATTAAAGCAGTTGATAAATCTGGAAACTTATCTGCTAATGAAACAATTATTGCGACTAACATAAGCACAATAGGAAATTTCAATGCTGTTGCTACACAAACTGAATCTCCTACATTCTCAGGCACATTAACAAATACTATTGTATCAGATGGAACTTTAAGATTAGATTCTTCAGAACTGTTTGATAGTGCAACTGGCAACTTTGATTCTGCTACTTCATTCTTTGATTCTGGTCTTACTTCTTTTGATTTATATTCTACTGGAAATTATGTATTTGCTTCTCCAATAGATATAGGTGCAGTTTATACTTCAAGAGTAACTGCTTCTATTACACAAACTTCTGATAACGCAGATGACTTGTTTGATGCAAGAACTGGAAACTTTGATGACGCAAGTTCTAGCTTTGATGGTGATACTCCTGCAAATTGTAATGCACATATTGAGATTGCTTTATCAAATGACAACATAACTTATACTTCATTTAGAAATTTTGTAGTCGGTGATTACACAGCAAGATATTATAAATTTAGAGTAGTATTAACTTCTTTTGATTTAGCTTCTACTCCAGTTATTAGTGCTTTATCTGTAAGTATAGATATGCCAGATAGAATATTTAGTGGAAATGATATTACTTCAGGGACTGGCACTTATAATGTTGTATTTACTAATCCTTTTTATTCAAATTCTTATGCAGTAGGAATAACAGCACAAGGATTAAATACTGGAGATTTCTTTA